GGTAAATCGGGTCCTGCGTTTTCAGTAAGTGTTAAACTCATATTTATGTCTCCTTATATTTTTTTGTTTGCAACTTATAATAAATTTGGATATTATCCTACATACTTTTACAGAACAAAGCAAACACCAAAATTAGGATGATTGATGTCATTAAAGATACAAGGACCAAAACGAGATAACAACAAACCCTTCACCCAAGATTACATTTCACAGTTTCGAGATTTTTTGCAAAGCAACGGTTATGAACCGGAGCCAAAAAAAGGTTTGGTTACTGATGGCTCTATTGGTCGAGCGTACATCAACATCGGTAATCAGAGGAAACTCGTAGGTTGGTACCAAGCTTGGCTTGATCAATCTTCACCGTTCGGACGCATAGGTGACTATCGCGTCAGTGCGGATCAGCCTACGAGCACCTGGCGACCGGAGAACAGCAAACGCTATCGCATGACGAACGAGCAAAAAGCCGAGATCGAAGAACTCAGACGCCAAGCCGAAGTTAAAAGTCAAGAGAAATACACACAGGCCGCGCAACGCGCACAGTCGATCTGGGAACAATGCGAAGAGGTAGAAAAGCACCCGTACCTAGAACGCAAACAAGTCCTGTCGTACGGTTTGAAAAAAGACAAACACGACAACTTGGTGATTCCGTTGAAGGACAACCAAGGGACGATAGTGGGCCTGCAATATATTTCTGACCAAGGTGAAAAACGTTTCCTCACCGGTTCTAAAAAAAGCGGGAGCTTTTTTCTGCTCGGCAGAGAAATCTTTAACGCGTCAGATAAGCTCAATTACGCCGAAGGTTATGCGACCGCAGCTAGTCTTTACGCTGACCGCTCAGAACCCGTAGTCGTCGCTTTTGACGCCTACAATCTAGTCAAAGTAGCCGAGGTCATGTATCAATACTTCCCGAACCATAAACACGTCTTCATGGCCGATAACGATGATAGTAACACCGGCGAAGTCGAGGCTAAGAAAGCGGCAGCTTTTATCCAAAAGGCAGGCGGTCACGCCGAGATCCAGATGCCAGAAACCAAAGGCGATTACAACGACCACAAGAACGACGAGGCGATCGAAGGCGAGCTGATCTTACAAAATGTCGATGTCCCCGTAGAGTTCGATTTTCTACGCAACGCGAGCGGTCGGTTCTTGAACACGAAAGATAACATCGGCGGGGTCTTGAAAGTCCACGGCGTGGATGTCCGCTACAACGTCATTAAGAAGAAGATGGAGATAGACATACCGGACATGAAGTTTATCGCTGACATGCACGAAGAGGCGAGCCTGATCGAGATAGAGGACCGGTGTATCAACATGGGGATCCCGCACACGAAAGTCCGCGACTACTTAAAAGTATTAGCCAGAGAATACAATCCGGTGAAAGAGTGGATCGACAGCGAACCGTGGGACGGTGTGGACAGGCTGCCAGACTTCTTTGCGTCGCTGACCACCGAGGAAGCCGCGCAGCTAAAAGAAATGCTATTACGCAAATGGTTGATCGCTTGTGTGGCCGCAGCGTACGAAGAAAGCGGCGTCGAGTTAGAAGGCATCCTCGTCCTGCAAGGCGCTCAAGGACTCGGTAAAACCTTATGGTTCAAACGCCTGTGCGATTACAATAAGGGGTGGCTATTGGAAGGTGCTACCTTGAATCCGTCGGATAAGGATAGCGTCAAGCGGGCGGTTAGCCATTGGATTGTGGAGTTAGGCGAAATCGAGTCGACGTTTAAGAAGTCCGACATCGACCAACTAAAAGCGTTTGTGACATCGAAAACCGACGAACTGAGACTGCCTTACGACCGAGCCTTCACGACTTATCAAAGACGTACGGCTTTCTACGCAAGTGTTAACGCGCGCGAGTTTTTGACGGACACGTCAGGGAATCGACGATTCTGGGTACTCGCAGTCAAAGAAATTAACGTCAATCACGGCGTCAACATGCAACAGCTCTGGGCGCAGGTCAAAGAAACGATGTACGTCGCGGGCCAGAAGAATTGGTTTCTGACGCCAGACGAGCGCGAGCTCTTGCATCAGAGTAATGAAATGTATCGTACGCAGTCGAGCGTTGAAGATCTTATCTTGGAGCATGTGGACTTCGAGGGCGAACACAAGGTAGCGGTACAGATGACTAAGCTGTTGCGCGATTTGGGGATCAAATCCCCAAGGATGCCTGATTTCAAGGAGGCGGCTCGTGTGTTACACGAAAGAGGCATAGAACCGCGCAGAAGTAATGGCAAGAAGATCTATGACTTAGATTACACGGCGGTCGAAGACGATTCGGCGCCAGCCGTAGGTGTGAGTTGGGATAATTAATGAAGGCCCACCAAAAGATCATACGCGAACAAAAAGAGATTGAAGACGCCGCTGGCGTGTTTGGTAAATGGTGGGATGGCATGGAGTTCGACATCAAAACCGCTGTGGTTAAGCAGGTCGATTACAACCAAGCAAAAGCGGTGATAGAAGAATACGAATGGCTGGGGTGTATGCCGGCCATGGTCAAGTTTTGTTACGGCATCTTCTTCGATAATCACTTAGGCGGTGTCGTTGTGTATAGCCAAGAGTATTCAGAAAACTTAGGTCATTGGGATAAATACGATTACACCGGTAAAATGATTTTGTTATCAAGAGGAGCGTGCGTGCATTGGGCTCACCCACATAGCGCAAGCAAACTCATCACGCAGTCAATGAAAATGCTGCCCGACAAATACAAAATTGTTACGGCAACTGTGGATGAACTTGCTGGTGAAATCGGCACGATTTATCAAGCGTGCAACTTCGATTTTATCGGATCTATGCGCGAGAATAATCCCAACGTGAAGAACAGCAAAGGCAAAAGGTTTGGTGTGATGATTGATGGCAAGCTTTACGGTTCGAGATCAATAAGACAAAAGATAGGCACGCAACGTAAGGCAGACATACTCGCAAAGTGGCCAGATGCTATCTTCGTCCCGCAGAAAGCCAAGCGCAGATATTTTTATTTCTTGGGTAATAAAAAAGAAAAAAAGTATTATAGAAGTAAGATCGCGCAGTTTATTAAGCCTTATCCTAAGCGTGACAACAGTGCACAGTACCCTGATTTGGGGTGCGGGGGTTAGATTGAGTATGTGGTGGATTGTGCGAATGATTGCATATTATTATGAATGTATGTGTAAGTTTGTAATAACAGGGTATAGCAAAGGGTATAGTAAAGATTAGCTATGCACTGTGTGAAACCCTTCTATTATATGGTTTATAGGATTATAAGGGTATAGTGTATAGTATATGAAAGAGAGTGTTAAGTGATAGCCGTAAGATGGTATTCTTATGGGTTACAGAGAGGGTATTTATAAGTGGCTATACACTGCACCCTGTACACTGTTAGTTGAGGAGCTAAGATGGGCAGACCAAAGAAACCAAAAGAAAAAATAGTCGATGCGCCGGTGCAGTTCGAGAAGGACGGCGAGCACGGCCTGACGGAAATGCAGAGCAGCTTTGTCTGGCATTACACCGAAGGTGCTTGCGGCATGACCGAAGCAGCCAGAAAAGCTGGGTACGAATTTCCAAGTCAGGCGTCGAATAAATTATTGAACGGCAAAGATTTTCCGAACGTGGTTAAAGCGATCAGGATTAAGCAAGACGAGCTGGCAGAGAAGTACGCGATTACGCCACAGAAGACAGGGACGATGTTGTGGAAAGTTATGGAGAAAGCTTACGAGAACGGACAGTTCAATGCCGCCGTCTCGGCGATTAAAGAGCTCAATCAACTAGCTGGCCTGTCGATTAATAGATCTCAGAATATCAACATAAACGCTAACCTAGAGAAGATGTCACGCGAGGATATCAAGGAAAGATTAGGGCAGTTATTGGGAGCAGAATCCGACACTTACTCGGATAAAGATAAGTAGATAGACAACTTCGTTTTGGCGGTCTCTCGGTCAGAATAAATATTTATAGAAAAAAAAAGTCAAAGCGTTGTAAGTTATTGATTTTACTAGCATTATCTGGCATATCCTAAGTTATATTAATTTACAACTATGTACAAACTGTGCTCACAGTAGTAACGCGTAACAGATTGGAGTCCCTTGAGACCGGTTTTTTACAGGGATTTGCGATAATTTAGGGACCCACACCCCCAGATCGGCCGGCAGCGTCAGCGACTATAGTAATAACTAGGTTTTACACATAAGATCACCCAAAAAAACAATCCCTTTGGATTGTAATTTTGTGCAAATTTTGAGACACTTCTACAATGCCAATCAACAGCAGAAACAAAGGCGCTCAATTCGAACGCGACATAGCAAAAATTCTTAACGGTTTCTTCTTGGACAACGGCATAGATTACGAGACGAAACGTAACCTCGATCAGTACCAACAAAAGGATCTTTGTGATCTCAACATCCCGCACCATGCGGTTGAGTGCAAGTTCTACAAAGACGGCGATTGGTTAAAACCCGCTTGGTGGCAACAGGTATGCGCCAGCTCCAATGACGACATTCCGGTTCTCATCTTTAAATTCAACCGCAAACCCGTACGGGTGTGCATCCCGCTATACGCGGTCAATTACGGTTGGCCCAAAGATAACGACAAAGTGTGTATTTTATCCATGGACGATTGGCTGGCCGTTTTGCAAAAGAATTGGTCCGCATACGAGAGGCTTAACCATGAGCTATGAATACAATAAATTCTATTACAAGCCGCTACCCGAATATCTGGAGGTCGACAGCAGCGATATCGAAGGATCCGGAGTGTTTGCTGCGGAGGACATCGACGCTGGTTTAGACATCGGCATGACGCATATCAAGGTGCCGATCCTGCAAGGCTACATCCGCACGCCGCTCGGCGGTTTCGTCAACCATAGCGAAGACAATAATTGTTATTTGGTCGAAAAACTCGATTGGGACGACTACCGCATCTTCCATTTGGTCACGGGCCGGAAGATCTTGGCCGGCGAGGAGCTAACTTTGAATTATCACATAGACGAAGATGACTGATTTACCCCGCCACGGCGTTACCGGCATGCAACTGACCGATAATGAGATCAAACTTTTCCAGAATTACCTTTTGGACAGCGAATCAAAGGTAGC